ACAAAGTCGTGTGTACCTCCACCTCCTACGCCAGCATTACCTATAGCTGTTGCAGTTGTTGCATCAACAGTGGCAATGTTAGTTAAGCCTCTGCTATTATCTACTACTGTAGTACCTGCAATCTTTATAGCCATTAGAGTACCACCTTATACCAGAGAGCCAAGATATTCGTTTGTCTCATCACCAGTCATTGCGCTGTCGATTAGTAACTCTGTTGTGGAAATACTTCTTGCAATCTTGCGTCCATTATTGGTTGTGGTAAGGCTTCCGTCATCTGCTACAAACTGTGAAACGTTAATAGTGTAACCACCGAATGTGCCTGTGGAGTATTGGTAGATGGTGTCTGTTTGGGAACCTACTACATACATTTTAGTGCCGTTGTTACCAAAGGTTAAAGCGTTTGGATAGAATTCTTGAGAGATAACATTAAAATTGCGAATGTAAGATGCAGTGGAAATATCCCAAGCTGTGCTTAAATTGTACTCACTTACATTTCTGAAAGATTGACCTGCAAGAAACATTTTGGTTCCGTCAGGAGTAAAAAACAGACATGTAGAAAAACTAAGTACACTGCTAACATCCAAACCTTGCACATAAGAGGCTGTTGATATATTCCAAGCCGTGCTTAGATTGTATTCATAAACATCGTTAGTACTATCTATAAAATACATCTTAGTACCATCAGTCTTAAAAAATACAGACCAAGGTGCTGTACCCTGTGAAGCAATACTAAAGTTTTGAGTGTAAGATGCAGTGGAAATGTCCCAAGCTGTGCTTAGATCATACTCATTTACATCATCACCGTTAATATCTGTGATGTACACTTTAGTACCATCTGGTTTGAAAACTGCACCGCCTACCTGACCAATCTGAGCAGAAACACTGAAGTTCTGAACATAAGAACTACTAGAAACATCCCACGCAGAAGATAGATTGTACTCGTTAATATCTGACCCAGTTGCACCTACAACAAACATTTTGGTTCCGTCAGGCTTAAAAGAAATACTCTTTGGATTACCTTCTTGAGCCGACACACTGAAGCTAACACTATCATAACTAGCATTAGCTAGATCATAACTATTTACAGTCTGCTCATTAACACCACCATCAATAGTGACAGCACCAGTAGCTGTATCTGAGATGTCCTCCGCTGCTACGCCTATGTAGGATGAGGCGTTGGTTGAAGTATAGGCGTTTGTGAATACGACAGCAGTACCGTAGCTTGAGTTACTTTCATCCTCATAAGCAATAACAACCTTCTGAGCATTAGCGTCATATACTGCTGAAATGTAACTAAAATTACTACCAACAACAACAACAGGAGACCCAAAGCTAATAGAGCTTCCGCTCACCGTTCCTACAATAGCAGTGCCGTAGTTATTGTTTCCAGTATCCTTATAAGCTATAACAACACTCTGGGCATCGGCATTATAGGCAGCTGCAACATAAAATGCGTTTGTACCTCCATCAAATACTACAGGAGTACCGAAACTTATAGATGTGCCTGATACTGTACCAACAACAGCAGTACCGTAGCTTGAATTCCCGTCATTCCTATAAGCAATAACAACCTTCTGAGCATTATCATCGTATACTGCTGAAATGTAACTGCTAGTTTCAGAATTCTCAAATACAACAGCGCTACCAAAGGAAATAGATGTTCCACTCACCGTTCCTACAATAGCAGTGCCGTGGTAGGAGTTGCCTGCATCAGTATAGGCTATGACAACTTTCTGAGTAGTAGAGTCAAAAGTAGCTGATATATTGGGCGTATCCGCACTCTCAAATACAGCTGCACTACCAAAGGAAATAGACGTTCCACTTACTGTACCCACAATAGCTGTACCGTAGCTTGAATTCCCGTCATCTTGATACGCTATGACAACTTTCTGAGCGTTAGCGTCATATACGATTGAGATAAAATCAGTCCTAGCGCTCTCAAATACAGTAGGGGAACCAAAGGAAATAGACGTTCCACTTACTGTACCCACAATAGCTGTGCCATAATAAGAATTGCCTCCATCCCTATAAGCAATAACAACCTTCTGAGCATTAGCGTCATATACTGCTGAATTAAAGAGGGAATTAGCACTCTCAAATACAACAGGTGTCCCAAAGCTAATAGTGCTTTCAGATACAGTTCCAACTACTGCTGTACCATAATAAGAATTGCCTCCATCCCTATAAACTATGATAACTTTTTTATTAATAGAGTCATAGGTAGCTGAAGTATGGACAACACTAGCACTCTCAAATACAACAGCAGAACCAGCAGAATCTGGAACATTTGTTTCAGCAACTACACTAACAGTACCATCAGCATTTAAACCGACTACATCACCATTAGTTATAGCACCACTAGCAACAAAGTCATGCTCCCCACCACCACCAACACCTGCAGCACTAATAGCAGCCGCTGTAGTTGCGTCTACTGTTGCAATGTTAGTAAGACCTCGTGAGTCATCTACTACTGTAGTGCCTGCAATTTTTATAGCCATCCTCGGATGCTCCTATTAGCTAATGGTTGCGTTAGAGTTGACGTTACCTACAACATCCAAGTTGCCGCTTGCGTCTAGTTTCATCTTGTTTGAGCCGCCTGTAGCGAAGTACAGAGACCCACCGCTTTCGGTGATCGTCCAACCGTTGATAGTGAAGCTGTTGGATGCAGCACTAATGTTAAGGCCCGGTATGCGGAAGGCTGTGATGCTGTTGTTGCCCAGCGTGATTTCGTTTGTGGCTGAGGTACTAGAAGGCTGCGCACTATACCCCATAATAATGTTGTTGTAAGTATAGGTTGAAGTTAAGTTACTACCCGCACCGTGACCGACAAACACACTATTGTAAGAGTTGCTAGTGAACCTACCTGCGCTGTCGCCTAAAGCTACGTTTTGACCTCCAGCAATGTTTGACGATAGAGCATTCCAACCAATAGCAGTATTGTCAGCGCCTGTAGTGTTGGCTCTACCAGCCGAATACCCCGTAAAGGTATTATTAATGCCTGTAGTATTAGCGTACCCAGCTTGATACCCACCAAAGAAGTTCTCGCCCCCTGTAGTAATATCCTTACCAGCTTGATAACCAATGGCAGTATTGCTGCTGTGGGAGTTACCAATAGCGCCACGAAGAGCGCCTTCGCCCAGTGCTACAGTAGCCGTACCTGTTACGCTATATTTTAATGCCTCTTTGCCTATAGCCACGTTACCATCTGGAGTAGTTAGTTTGTCTCCTGCGTCTTTACCTATGCCAATGTTGTTACTACCCGTAGTAACTGAGTTTAGCCCATTAATCATCCCAAGATTGTAGGTGCCTGTAGTCATGTTATAGAGAGCCGCAGAGCCGATGGCTACGTTAGTAGAACCTGTTGTGACACGATACAACGCCGTGTCGCCAATAGCTACGTTATAAGCACCTCCTGTATTACTGTAACCAGCTAGAGAACCGCCGAAGAAGTTTCTGTGGCCCGTAGTATTATTGAACCCAGCTTGCTTGCCGCCAAAGAAGTTGTTGCCACCTGTAGTGACGCTGAAGCCAGACTGATAGCCAATAGCTGTGTTGCTGCTATGACTATTCCCACTTACGCCTTCCATAGACTCATAGCCTATAGCTACATTCGATGTACCACTCGCATTCCGCCGCAAGGCGTTCTTGCCAACACCTATACTAAAGTTACCACCATCATCAAACTGCAGCGCCCCGCTACCAAGCCCAATAGAGAAAGTATCAGAGTAACCATCGCTTAGGTTATTAATGCTAGGGGCTGCTACAGATGCAAAGGTAGTGTTGCCTGAACCATCCGTCTGCAAGAACTGACCTGCTGTACCATCTGTAGCAGTGTAAGTAACTGCACCTGCAGAGACTGTACCAGTAATATCAATAGCACCAGTACCTGTAATGTCAGAACCATTAAGGTCTAGGTCACCACCAAGCTGAGGAGTAGTGTCTTCAAGTACATTCGCTAAGAGTGAACCTGCAGTGAAGCTACCCTGTTGCCAGTTGCTGCCATCCCAAACGTACAGTTCATCGCTTGTAGAGTTCCAATACAAAGCACCAGTTACAAGTGCATCGCCATCGTTATCTACAGATGGAGCAGAAGACTTAGCACCAAGGTAACGATCATCGAAGTTGTCATAAGATGCAGCGGCTGCAGCGGCAGAGTTACCTGCGTTAGTTTCACTTGTAGCGGCACTACTGGCTGATGTAGCAGCGGCAGAAGCACTTGTAGCGGCACTCGTAGCTGAACCAAGGATGCTATCAACGTAACCTTTGCGTGTCAGATCATCTGCAGCGGAGGGTGTAGCAGTAGAGGTAGCCTTGTTAGCGCCCAGTACAATGTTACCTGTCATCGTACCACCAGACAGGTTCAGCTTAGTAGCATCCTGTGTGTCAGAATAACTCTTACTTACTGCGTCTTGTGCTGCAGTTGGATTACCTAGACCAGTAATCTTAGATGTACCCATAGCAATAGCACCCGACATGGTTCCACCTGCTAGTGGTAACTTGGTTGCTATGCTAGTTGTAATTGTGTTGGCAAAGTCTGCATCATCGCCCAGCGCAGCCGCTAACTCATTCAACGTGTCCAGTGTACCGGGGGCGCTATCTACAAGGTTAGCTACAGCGTTATCAACGTCTACCTTTCGTGCTGCATCATTGGCGTTTGTGGGGGCAGAAAGATTGGTGATGGTAGCAGTCGTACCAGCATTCATATTTAGTGTGCCGTTGATGGTCACATCTGTAAATGAGGAAGTACCACTAGCTGCAGTAACATTCCCAGTCAGATCACCTGTTACATCGCCAGTTACATCGCCTGTAAGATTTCCCGTTACGTTACCTGTGACGTTACCTGTGAGCGCACCAGCAAAGCCCGTGTTAGCTGTAATGGTTGTACCTGTCACAGCCTGTGGAGTTGCACCACCAATAACTGACCCATCAATAGTACCGCCATTAATGTCAGCAGTTGCCAGTGTGGCTTGTCCAGATGTCGATACAGTTGTAAAGCTACCAGCAGCAGCACTAGAAGCACCAATGATTGTGCCATCAATAACACCGCCGTTAATGTCTACAGTAGCGTGGGTGGAGTTACCTGTAGTTGTAAGGCTACCTGCAGACATAGCACCTGTGAAGGTAGATGTGCCAGTTACACCAAACGTACCACCTACAGATGCGTTACCTGTAGTGTCCATTGTAGTGAAGTCAGCAGCGGCTGGAGTAGTAGCACCAATAACAGTACCGTCAATGTTACCACCGTTAATATCTACTGTAGTAAAGGTAGAAGTACCTGTAGAGGTTACATCACCAGTCAAGTCACCAGTTACATCACCTGTGAGATTACCTGTGACGTTACCCGTGATACTAGCAACAACACCTGCAGGGGCTGTAATGACACCAGTAACATTCAGTGTTCCAGCTACTGTAGCATTCTCGTGTACTGCAAGTGTATCAATGTAGCCAATACCGTCAATATATAAGTCTTTAAACTCTGAACCAACAGCACCTAGATCAATGTCGTTATCTGTGATAGGAACAAGAACACCATCACGAATACTAATTTGCTCTACAGGCACACTTGATATTTCAACATAGAAATCAATAGTATTAGTGGTTGTATCGACTACAACTTTATTCTTACCGTCTGAGTCAGCAATTAGAGGGACATAGCCACCCTCTCCTGTACCGCCATCATGCTTGTGACCTGTAGATGCAGCAAAGGCATCCCTAATAGTATTAAACTCAGCGTTAACGGGTGCAGACCGTACAACAGCTGTAGGTACAATATCCGCTACGGATTGGCGTGTGTAACCTGACATATCTTAATTATCTCCTGTCTGCAAGCGCATAGGATACAACATAAGATTGTATTGTATGGCTTGGTTGGTCTTCTGTTGTAACGTAGGTCAGGGATATAGAACTGCCTGAGCCGTTGAGGTTTGTTTTTCTTACTGGGCTAGGGTTACCATCATAAATATCACTGGTGTCATACGATGCAATACCCCAGTAGGAAGCTGCACCCGCAGTTGTAAACCCGAAGTTAAAAGGTATTAGTACGTCACTATCTCCGTAGTCATACTCAACACCAATATTTACTGTGACTTCACCTTCTGATCTCATATACGTGTGTACATCGTAGAAGATTTTCCTTACGATAGGATCATCCATATATACGTAAGGCGTCTGGTACAAAGAGAAGATAGGCTCTGTATTAAAAGATGTACCTGTTTCTTGTCTGTGTACTTTGCCTGTAGAATCGCCGTGAATAACAAACTCTTCTGTGTCTATGTAACCTGTATCACCACATGATACTTCTACACCTACAAGCTGAGAGTACTCAAATCCTAAACCCTGTTGTCCTGCTCTACGTAGAGAACCAATAAGACCCAGAGATTCAGCATTAGAGAAAAACAATCTAAACTGAGACTTTCTATTTACTACCATCATAGTAATACTGTCTAGGTCTTCATTGCGAGAGTAAGCCTCAAAGATAGACTGTACAGGCTTAGACAGAGTACCAAGTTCAATATCACCAATACGTTCTGTAGCTGTAACGGGTCTAATACCATCTGGCCCTAAGAAGAGAATGTCTCCGTTAAACTCTACTACTGCATCAGAAGATACACAGCCTAGGTTTTTAGTTACGTCAGACAGTACAAAGTCAGCAATACTATTACCGTTTAGTCTTTTGATGTTGTTGACACCAAAGATGTAAAGCTGATCACGGAAAGACTTAATAGTAACAATGTCAAACCCTACGTTAATTACACCTGCGCCGCCTGCTGGAGTAAAGTCTGTCTCATCCAGTGGAGCAGAGAAGTACAGCATGTTAGGTTCACTAGGGTCACCAGCAAGGAAGAGGTGATTAGAGAAAGTCTCACAGAACTTAGGGGCGCTGGGGGCTTCTGTACTATTTAGCGGAGTGTATGTTGTACCATTCCACGAGGCTGCAGGGTTAACGCCATCAGTAAGAATAAGCTTAGGTGTACCCCAGTTAAACTTCTCAAAGCGTACTTTATTAACGCCTACCATAGTAGGAGAGCCAGCCGTACTTGGGGTTACCCAAGCAGAAGCTGAGTTACTCCAGTAGTGAAAGTAGTTGTTACCACTAGCAGGCTTACGACAAGCAAAGATACCATCATTTAAACCATTGAATACTGATACACCAAGTACTGCTGATCCATCTAGGCCTGGGACGGTGCCATAGCTGTTGCTGTAACCGCTAATACGTCTATAGCCGCCTTCAATAGCTGGCTCATAGTTAATCATACGGATAGCTGATCCCGGCATTTGTGACGCCTGTGTAATGTAGTCTTGGTTATTAACCAACCCACCCGCACAAGGAGCCAAAAAGGATCGTACATTGTCAGCCATTAGTACCCGCCACTAAAAGAGGTTGTACTACCTCGTGTAACTACTGTAGAACGAATAGAAATAGCATCATCCATTAACACACGGCGCATTGACTTAATTCCATCCTCAAAGTTGTTCTGGTGCATTGCAGCACTCTGCTCATTACTACGGAAGCGCATCATAAACATCATAGCACCATCAATGAGTACATGCTTGAAGCGATCAGGTATAATAGCTACGTCATTATACACACTAAGGTCAGCAGGGAAAGACCAGTATACATACTCTATCTCGTATGCAGCGTTAGGCACAGGTGTAACACCAAACTTCTCTTCAAACGTTTGATACACAGTTACAGGAGCACCATCGCCGTTTACTGTATCACCTGTATCATCACCCGTGCGGAAGTTCTGGATGTATGACTCATAAGAGATTGGAGAGAGTCTACGTGGGCCATTGTTCTGAGAAGCTAATTGCTTGATGTAGAAAGTATCCCAGTCAGCACTAGAGTAGTCTGCAGGGAAGTCATACTGTCGCTGTCCTACTGTAAGTGTTTGTGTATATGTAGTCTTGAGGAAAGGCCACTCTTGACCGTTCTGTAGAATAAGTCTAAT